AAATGCTGAGGCAAACATATTTGATGCAACAGCAACAACAACAACAAGGGCCACAACAACCGCCACAGGGCGAGATAGATATGACAGGGGCAGGTAATGCTAACATAGGTGTAGGTGGAGTACCAGTACCAGGAGAACCACAGTTTTCAGGCAATCCTCCACAAACACCTCAACAGCAACAAATGCCGGAACCGCCACCTAATGCAGGATTACCCCCAGGATTACTACAATAATGGAGTACAAAAAATTACGGGATATAGTTACGCATCCTCGATATGAAGAATTGGAAAAGCACATAGGTTATATAAGAGAAAGAGCAGTTGCTAATCTTTCGTATGCAGACTCTCCTGTAGAAATACACAGGTATCAAGGCCAAATATCTATACTAGATCAGTTATTAAAATTAAAGGCCAATGTTATAAATGATGGGAAAAGATAACATGATGAATTATGACAAACCATTTGAGGAGAACAAATTGCCGTTTGGCTCTTTAGAAGAAGAAGTAGCTGACGATATACCTGTAATGCTATCAGAGGGTGAGTATGTAGTACCTGCTGATGTTGTACGGTATTGGGGCCTGAAGCATCTGGAAGAGATGCATATGATGGCGAAATGTGGTCTTATGTCTATGCAACAGGATGGCAGACTGCATAAGGTAGATGAGGACGGTGAGCCTGTTGAAACAGAAACGCAAAACGAACCGCAATTAGAAATTGTAGAAGTAGACATACAGGCAATGCAAGATGACATGTCCGATCAAGAAGAAAACGATATGGACAAACAAATGGAATTGTTTGAAGATAATGTAATAGAAGTAGACTTTGATGGCAAAGATGAGGAAGATATAGTACATGCTGATGCAGGGGGCGATTTACAAAGAGACAGAGAAGAAAACTTTGGATTAAATTTTGGAGGACGGGCAACACTTAACATAGCGCCAGATATAATGGAAACCGCACTAGGAAACATAGGTGCTTTTGGAACATTTGATGCAACTGAAGAACCCCCTCCAGTTACCTCGCAAGACGTAGCAAACGCACTTTCTGCAACTCTTTCAGACCGTGATAAACAAAAAGATTTATCCAGAGAAGTAGTAAATATAGCAGTAGATGAGGCTGTAGCAACGCAAGAGACTATGTTTGGTAGTAGAGCAGCAGACAAAGCAATGGGAGTAATATCACAACTATCTACTCCACCAGGAGTACCAGATTTAAAATCTGCGGTAACTGGCCCATCTGTTACTGTAGCTAAAGATATGTTAGGAAAGGATATAAGCTATAACGTAGGAGGTAACCAAGCACTACAGACGATGGCAAAAGCAGCATTAACGGATTTAGTAGACGTTGGATTTAATATTTCTAAAGGAATACAAGATCCTAACGACTTAAGTGTTGTAGGAGGTCAACTTGTAGGAATATCTACAGGCACTACGCTAGGTGTTCCCACACAAAGTTTAACAGGAACAGTGCCAACGCAAATGAGTGTAGATGACTTTGACAGAGCAGTTGCTGGTATGCTAGGGAAAGACATAAGCACAGTGGGTACTAATCCTGTGACAGGTAGACCTGATTATAGTACGGCAATAGATCTAATAGGCGTAGATCGTGACCCTGCTACAGGAATGGCTACAACAGGTGGCTATACTTCAAAAGGCGATTTTCAAGATCAATTCGGCAACGTATCTGCTTTTGGCACGGCAAAAGACTTTTTAGGTATGCCCATTGGCCAACAAATGGAAGTTATGGGAGTAAGAGGAATAGGAGGTGCTACGGGAATAGGCAAATCTATAGCTGACCAGGCTGTAGTAGACGCTTTAGCAGATTTTGAAAAAGATGTAGATATTGAGGCACTAGTAGGATTAGAAGAACCTGAATTTGACGCAACTGAAGAACCTCCACAACAAGAAGAGGAAGAGGAAGATGATGAAACTGTAGACGCAACGGAAGAAGCGCCACCAGAAACAGAAGCAGAAGGAGGGTACACCTGACCCTACAGATCCTTATAATTACTACGGGCTACCCGATACCCCTTTCGCGGTGAAAGGCTACTTGAGGCCCCTGATGCTAGGAGAATACTAATGGCAATCGAAGAACAAATTGAAGATACGTCCAATATTAAAGGACACGTTGTAAATACTAAAAGAAAATACAAAAGAGACATAGACGAAGAGACAGAGTTAAAAGAACTAATAGCTCAACGAGATGCCCTGACGCAAGAACAGGAAGAGATAAAAGCAGATGAGGAAGAAAACGAAACCTTAGATGCTGAAGAACTTACGTTTAAGAAAAGGTATGGTGATCTACGTAGGCACAATCAACGTGTACAGGACGACCATAAAAAACAGATAAAGAAGCTACAGTCTCAAATAAATGACTTAACTAAAAAATCTGTAAATCTGCCTAAGTCAGAAGCAGAGATTGCTACATGGTCTAAAAAATACCCAGATGTTGCAAAGATGATGGAGTCGATTGCAATTAAAAAGTCTGGAGAAATGTCAGACGATCTGCAAAAAGAAATGAAAGAGCTACAGGAAATGCGTAAGAATGTAGTTCGTGAAAAAGCAGAAACTGAGTTACACACCTTTCACCCTGACTACGATAATATACGTAAAGACCCTGCCTTTCATGAATGGGCATCAATACAGCCGAAATGGGTACAGGATGCACTTTACGAAAATGACACAGATGCTTATGGTTGTGCAAAAGCAATCACGCTCTATAAGGCAGAAAGAAAGGCAACTAAAAAAACATCTACACCTACAAATGCAGCGGACAGCGTATCTGTAAAGGGTACTCCTAGAGCAGATACTGGTGCAAATAAAAGGGGTGGGTTTAAAGAATCTGATGTTCAAAAGATGTCAGGTAGAGAATATGACGCAAATGAAGAAGCAATTACGGCATCTATACGTAATGGAACCTTTATTTACGACATTTCTGGTGCAGCAATGTAAATAATTGTTGACAAAATAAATTAATTAAATATAACTATATATCACTTGCATGATATGCCCCTGTCTAGAACAGCTACGTATATAAAAATGCAAAATCATATATTTTTATAATAGAAGAAGAAGTAGGTTGGCTACCATTTTACTAGTTGGCCCCTCTTAGTTACGAGGTCACCCACATATAGAAAATGCCCTGTACTTACGTGATATAAGCTATAACGGAGGAATCAATGGCTTTTAAGACAGCTGCTGGTTACGGAAACCTCCCGAATGGTAACTTTTCACCTGTAATTTACAGTAAAAAAGTTCAGTCGGCTTTTCGTAAAACTAGCGTCGTAGAAGATATCACCAACAGTGATTACTTTGGTGAAATCGCAAACTTCGGTGATACAGTTCGTATCATCAAAGAGCCTGAAATTACCGTTAAAGAGTATGCCCGTGGAACTCAAGTAACTCCACAGGATCTCGATGACGAAGATTTCACGCTCGTTGTAGACAAAGCAAACTACTTTGCTTTTAAAATTGACGACATCGAAGAAGCACATTCTCATGTGAACTTTGAGTCAATGGCAAGTGATCGTGCAGGTTATCGCCTAAAAGATCAATTTGACATGGATGTACTAGGATACTTGTCTGGTTTCCAACAAGCAACTATTAGTTCTGTTGCTGCTACTGCTGGAACTGCTGCTAGTAAATCTGGTACTGACCCAATCAGCACTGTTGCTGCTACAGGTCTACTAGCTTCTATGTTAGTCTCTCGCGCAAGTTTTGTGTCGGGTGGTGCTACTACTGACTCTATTGCAACTCATGCAGACGGATCTACTGGTGAAGCAACTCCTTTGGAAGTGCTAAACCGTATGGCTCGTTTACTTGATCAGCAAAACGTAGACCGTGATGGTCGATGGGTTGTTGTCGATCCTGTGTTTGCAGAACAGCTAAACGATGAAAACTCTAAACTATTAAGTAACGACTTTTCTTCAGGTAGCACGGACATTCTAAGAAATGGACGTATTATCTCTGGCATGGTTCGTGGTTTTAGAGTTTATATGTCTAACAATCTTCCATCTATAGGAACTGGCCCAGGTACAGTAGATACCAATGGTTCAAGCGCACACTATGGAGCGATTGTTGCAGGACATGACTCTGCCGTTGCCTCTGCTTCTCAGGTAGAGAAGGTAGAAACATATCGTGACAATGACAGCTTTGCTGACATCGTTCGTGGTATGCATTTATATGGTCGCAAGATTCTTCGTCCTGAAGCTCTTGTTCGCGCCCATTATAACATAGCTGGTTAAGGGAGATAAATCATGGCTACTTATGATATGACAAGCTCCTCTACTACAGGTGTAGGAGCCAGTACTATTGCAGCCCTTCCAGGGGTAAGCATGAACCATAGTATGTATAATGTTGAGGCATATCTTGATATTGATGACTTGGTTGCAAAAGGATATTCTGGTGCAGACGGTGATATCTTTCAACTTCTTGAAATTCCAGCAGGTACTCTTGTAATTAATGCTGGTGCAGAAGTAATGAAAGCGTTTACTTCAAGTTGCACTTTAGATATGGACTTTGCAGCAGGTGACGATATCGTTGATGGTGCTAATATTACATCAACTGGTTTCTGTGCAGCTGGTACAAACGGTCAAACCAACACTGTTGTAGGTTCTGCAGCTTCAACTTACACTCAATTTGTATCTACTACAGATACGATTGACTGTTTGATTGCTGGAGCAGCCCCTGCTACAGGTAGGTTGCGTGTATATGCTACACTCATTGATTGCAATGAATCTGGAGCAGAAGCTGCCGCTGCCGCAAGGGATGCATTAGCATAATAGATTTTGGGGTAGTTCATTAGTTTGGGCTACCCCTTTATCTTAATTTGGATATGATATGGCTACAACTTTTATTACATTAGTTAATGATACGTTGAGGCGGTTGAATGAAGTGGAGCTTACTTCCACAGATTTTGCAACCGCCACTGGCTTTAGGGCATTAGTAAAAGATGCAGTAAATGCGTCTTTACAAGAAATATCACAAAAAGAATTTGAGTTTCCGTTTAATCATAGTACAGGCACAATTACACTTGTAGCAGGTACAAATCAATATTCATTGGCTACAGATTTAAAAATAGCAGATTGGGATTCGTTTAGAATAAATTATGATGCAGACAATAACTATTCTGCCAGAGTGTTAAAACTATTAAACTATGACTCGTATAATAGAAGATACTTTGAAAGGGATGCAGAAGCAGGTACTGGAGACAGGGATCAGCCTATATATGTATACAGAACACTAGACACAAAAGTAGGATTTACCCCTGTACCTGATGCAGCCTACAGTGTAAGTTATGATTACTTTGCATATGCAACAGATTTATCTGCATCTACAGATACAATGAGTGTACCAGACGCATTCAAACACGTTGTATTAGATGGTGCGTTATATCACTGCTTTATCTTTAGGGACAATTCTCAACAGGCAGCAATAGCAAAGGCAAAGTTTGACGAAGGCATAGAAAGAATGCGTACTCTTCTTATAAATAGATTTGTAGATGTAAGAGATACTCGCGTTAATCGTCTACTGAATGTTCCACATGGTAACCCTTAATGGTAGATGCGCTAAGAGATGTTACCGTAAGCAGTCGTGGTGGTTTATATACTAATGAGGATGCACTTACACTAGCTACGTCTTTCCCTGGCGCTGCATTACGTATGTTAAATATGGAAATATCTCAGTTTGGTGGGTACAGAAGAATTAACGGTTATACATCATATGACTCTAGTTATGGGAGTGTAACAGGAGTAGGGTCTGTAATAGGGTTGTTTATATTAGAAGGTACACCTTACGCTATACGAAGAAACGATGGGGATTTTACAGGATCGTTAGGGGCTAATCCTTTTACTACCAGCAGTGGAAGCTCTACAATTACTGTAGCCCACACTAGTCACGGTTTAGCAGTAAGCGACAGAGTTATATTCTCAGGTTCAGATGCTGTAAACGGCATAACGCCAAACGATGTGGAGATGACAGTTGCTTCTGTTGTTGATGCTAATAGTTATACAGTTGCATTTACGTCTAACGCCAGTGGTTCAGGTAGCGGTGGGGGTAGCTCAGTAACATTTAAATACTTTGACGTATCGGCAGCAAAAACATTTACTTTAGGTGCAAACCCTATAACCACTACAGATGAAAGTGCTATCATAACTGTTGCTCACACTGCACATGGTTTGTCCGTAGGCAACTTCGTTACTTTATCGGGTATATCATCAGTTGGAGGTATAGCACCAAATAGTGTAGAGATGACTGTTGCAACAGTGCCAAATGCAAATCAGTATACTCTTACGTTTACTTCAGCTGCAACCAGCAGTGCAACAGGTGGCGGTAGTTCAGTAACAGCTAAATATAGCCAATACTACACAATATGGAAATATACTACAGGAGGTTGGACAAGAGTACATTCATTTAGATCATCAATAGGTGTGTCTAAAGTACGGCATTCATTTAACGACTTAGAAAGCGAAGTAAGCGTTGTATTAACAGATGGTGTGAATTTACCGTGTAAAATTACAGGGTCTACATTTACTACGCATACTGCAAACACAGATCCTAAAGACCCTGAAGGTGCAAAAGTATCTGCGTTGTTTTCTAATAGAGTATTTTATGCAGGTTTTCCAACAGGTGCAGGTGCAGGTGGGTCTAGTTATGTTTTATATACGACAGCTGGTGATGATGATGATTTTACTGGGTCTGCAAATGTATTGGACATGGGCTTTAGTGTCGTAGGTATTGCCCCGTTTAGAGATGCACTATTTGTATTTGGGGAAAGCGAAATTAAAAAAATAGTAGCAGATGCAACCACCACATTTGCTATACAAGACGTAACCAGTAATGTAGGATGTATTGCTACAGATAGTATAATGGAAATAGGTGGAGATGTTTTATTTCTAGCGTCTGATGGTATTCGGCCTATCCAAGGTACGGCAAGAATTGGTGACATAGAACTGCAAACTATTTCTAAACCTATACAACAATTACTGCAAGGTTTACCCAGTAGCCACGATCTAGATAATATGACATCTGTAGTTATAAGAAACAAATCTCAATTTAGGTATTTCTTTCCTTCTACTAGTACGGCAGCGTCAGATACAGCAGGTATAGTAGGGGGTTTACGGTTTGCAGATAGAAGAGTCGGATGGGAGTTTGGTGAATTATTAGGTATAAGAGCATTTGTAGCTACAAGCGGTTTAATAAATAAAGTAGAAACAGTGTTACACGGGGATGGCAATGGTGAAATATTTAAGCAGGAAAGTGGCAATACATTCAATACTGCTGATGTTACTGCTGTTTACGCATCGCCATTTCTATATTTCGACTCTACCGAAAAACGCAAAATATTTCAACATCTATCATTATTTACCCGACCAGAGGGGAGTTCTACAATTAATTTAGGTATATCGTATGATTGGGATGATCCAAATGTTCCAGATCCAAATACATACTCATTAACAACAGCAGGAGCATTAGCAAGGTATACTACTACAGGGGCAACATACGATTCTACTTTTAGCTTCGATGGATCCTCTAGTCCCATATTGGAAACAAATATTCAAGGATCAGGTAGGGCAATTTCTTTAGTTATAACATCAACAGGAACCCAAGCACCCTACAGCATTAGTGGGTTTTCTATAACTTATCAAGATGCGGGATACAGATAATGGCAGGATATACTAGACAATCAACAGCGCAAATAGTTAGTGGTGAGGTTATATCAGCATCGCCACTTAACGCAGAACTAAACCAAGTATTAGCAGCATTTAATAATTCCACGGGTCACGCACACGATGGTACGGCAGCAGAAGGCCCACCTATAGATCGTATAGCAGATGCAGACCAGAAGAATGCTGTACTGATAGATACTACTAATAATCACATAGAATTTTATACGGAAGTTAGTTCTACTGCTACACAACAAGTTCGTATCCAAGATGGATCTATTCTGCCTATAACAGATAATGATATAGATTTAGGTGGTGCATCAAACGAATTTAAAGATCTTTATATAGATGGTACTGCACATATAGATACACTTGACATTGACGAAAATGCAACAATAGCTGGTACATTAGCTGTTACTGGTGCGCTTACTGGATCAAGTACAGTCCAGGGAACTACGATAACTGCTACAACTGCATTTGTTCCAGATGCTTCTGACGGTGCTGCATTAGGTACAACCTCCTTAGAATTTAGTGATCTTTATCTTGCTGATGGTGCTGTAATTGGTTTAGGTGATGATCAGGATGTTACATTAACTCATGTAGCAGATACAGGTATCTTATTAAATAGTACAAATAAAATACAGTTTAATGATGCTTCTCAATTTATTCAGGGTTCTAGTGCTACTGTATTATCTTTAGGTGCAACAGATGAAATAGATCTTACTGCAACTGCAATAGATATAAACGGTACTGTAGATATGAGCAGTACACTAGGCGTTACTGGTAAGATTACTGCTGATGCTGGTATTGATATAGATAACTTTAATATTGATGGTACAACTATAGCATTATCCTCTGGCGATATGACATTAGATGGTGCAGGGGATATCTTACTTGATGCAGCAGGTGAAGAAGTTATATTTAAAGATGGAAGTACTAATGTTGGTCATGTTAGTATGGACAGCGATAACCTGACAATTAAATCACTTGTAAGCGATAAAGATATAATCTTTCAAGGTAATGACGGTGGATCAGGTATTACTGCATTAACACTGGATATGTCAGGTGCAGGTGCAGCTACATTTAACTCTTCCGTTACTGCTACTGCACTTAGCGTAGGTGACGGTAACATAACTAATGTAGGAGATATTGCTCTTGATTCTATATCTGCTGATGATACTGATATTAATGTAGCAGTAACAGATAACTCAGCAACTGCATTTACAATTAAACAGGGATCAGATGCTTATCTTATTGTTGATACAGCTAACAGCAGTGAGTCAGTATCTATCGGTACAGGCGTATCTGGTACTGCTGTAACAATAGGACACGGTACTTCTGAAGTAACTATAGGTGACAATTTAACTGTCTCAGGTAATCTTACAGTTAATGGAACACAGACAGTAGTAGATACTGTTACAATGAATGCAGCTAATGCAATCGTATTTGAAGGTGCTACTGCTGATGCAAATGAAACTACATTATCTATTGTTGATCCTACAGCCGATCATACACAATACCTAATTAATCAGGGTGGTTATATTCCTGTATTAGATACTGTAACTACTACTGCAATTAGTGCAACTCCTGCTGAATTAAATATTATGGATGGTGTTACTGCTTCTACAGCAGAACTAAACATAATGGATGGAGTAACATCTACTACTGCTGAATTAAACTTAATGGATGGTGGCAGTACAGTAGGAACAACAGCAATCGCAGATGGTGATGGATTAATTATTAACGATGCTGGTACAATGCGACAAGCTACTGTACAGACTTTAGCTGCCTATTTAGATGATGAAATAACTGCAATGCCAAACCTGGTTTCTACTGGTGCATTAAATAGTGGCAGTATTAGTTCAGGGTTCGGTGCGATTGATAATGGATCATCTAATATTACAACAACAGGAACAATATCTTTTGGATCAATTACTGATGGAACAATAACAGCAACAGCATTTGTTGATGAAGATGATATGACTTCTAACAGTGCTACACTTATTCCTACTCAACAGTCTGTTAAAGCATATGTAGATTCTAATAAAAACGTATCAGGTTTGAATGCTACAGGTGCAGAATTAAATACTGTAGCAGATGCTTCAGCTATTAGTATAGATACCAGTACTGCTATAGCTAATAATGATGCTATATTAATGTATGACAATAGTGCTACAGCTATGAAGTACTTTGATGTAGACCTACTGGATACTTACTATGCAAGCAGCACTCAGACATTATCAAATAAAACCTTGACAGCACCCAAAATAGTTGATGGGGGTTTTATTGCTGATGCTAATGGTAATGAAGCTGTAGTATTACAGACTGCTAGTTCTGCTGTAAATGCTGTAGAAATAACTAACGCAGCAACAGGTGCATCTGTAGTTGTCGGAGCTATGGGTGATGACTCTAATATTGATATAGACATTACACCAAAAGGTACTGGTGAAGTAAACATAGCAGCAGGTAACTTAAACTATGCAGGTACAGCAGTTACGTCTACAGGAGCAGAATTAAATATTTTAGATGGTGTTACATCTACTACTGCTGAATTAAATAAACTAGATGGATACAACGGAACTGTAACAGAATTAAATTATTTAAAAGATCTGTATGATACCGGTGTTACTAATACAGAATTTGATTACTTGGATGGTGTAACAAGTAACATTCAAACACAATTAAATAGTGGCGTAACTACTGGAAAATCTATCGCTATGGCAATGGTTTTTGGTTGATTAGGAGGTAAACAATGGAATCAGTAGTAGACATAATGAGAAGTAATAACGCTCAATGGCGTAAGGAGTGGCCTTTTGAACCCGTATTGTCTTTACGATGGGATTGGAATGAGGATATTAGTAGTAAAGATACGCCTTCTTCAGAAATAGAAGATATAGAAAAGGAAGGATAACATGGCAAATCCTAATATAGTCTCTGTTAGTTCTATTTATGCAAACACAGTTATGGATGCAGACGTTGCAGCCTCTGCTGTTTCTTTGCTAACTTGTGGCTCTAACAAAGTACAAAAAATTAACTCCCTTGTAATCGCAAACATTGATGGAACAAATGCTGCTTCTATTGATGTATGGATAACCCGCAGTTCTGCTGATTACTATCTTGCAAAGACCATATCAGTTCCTGCTGATGCAACGCTAGTTGTTATAGACAAAAACATGGGTCTATATCTCATGGAAAGCGACATATTGAAAATCCAGGCATCTACTGCTGGTGATCTTAGTGCAGTATGTTCATACGAAGAAATAGATGACGCTTAATAAGGATACCTAATGGTTCGTAGAGGAAGTTTCATAGGCGGTCAGGACAATCTCAGTGTACCTGATGCCCCAACTATAGGTGACGCTACTGCTGGTAATACTGAAGTATCAGTAGCATTTACTGCACCTTCTGGCGTTGGTGATGATCCGATTACTGGATATGGTGCTTCTGCGACAGATGGTACAAATGTTATTGGCGGTACTGGTTCTTCTTCACCTATAACGATTACTGGCTTAACAAACGGTACTAGTTATACAGCACAGGTATGGGCTATTAATGATTATGGTAATGGCCCACTGTCTGCTGCTACTGGTAGTTTTAGTCCTCAATTGGCTAGAGGATTGTTTATGGGAGGACAATCTGAAAAAAATGAGATAGATTACATTGATATTTCTACAACAGGTAATGCTACAGACTTTGGTAATTTAACTGAATGGAGGCAGTGGCTTTGTGGGTTTGGCAGTAGTACTAGAGCTATTGCATCAGCAGGACAAATAACAAGTACCATTTATGGAAATAACAGTATGGACTATGTGACGATTGCCAGTACAGGCAATGCGTCAGATTTCGGAGATCTCACAACATCAAGAAAAGAACCAGCAGGTGCGGCAAGCAGTACAAGAGGAATAACTTATTCTGGTAAGAACGGTAGTAGCAGTAATACAAATGTTATTGATTATGTGACGATAGCCTCAGTAGGTAACGCAACAGATTTCGGTGATTCAGCTACTATGAGAGGATTAGCAGCAGGTAATCTTAACAGCACTACAAGGGCTTGTTTTGCAGGAGGTTATTCTGAAAGTGGCGGTAATAGAAACACAATAGATTATATTACAATCGCCTCTACTGGAAACACTACAGATTTCGGTGACACGGTGGGTGCATCATTTGGTATAGGTGGGTGTTCAAATAGTACCAGAGGTTTGATACATGGCCCTATTTCTGGAGGTGGTAATAATAACACAATACAGTATATCACGATAGCATCAACAGGTAACGCTACAGATTTTGGCGATCTCACAGCCGTAGCTAGTTACGGTTCGGGTTGTGCTAGTTCTCTTAGAGGAGTTATGACGTTGGGTATGTCTGGTGGTAGTTACTCTAATGTTATGAATTATGTCACAATAGCATCAACTGGAGATGCAACAGATTTTGGTGACTTAACAGTTGCAAGAGATGCTATGGGAGCTACCTCTTCTGCTCATGGAGGATTGTAATGGCTCCATCATATTCAGGCATTTGGAAACTGCAAACAAAGTATCAGTATAGTTCTGCTTTTCCTATTGATCAGAGTCTAGTAAGATCTGTCGGTTTATTTATGGGTGGTTACTCTGGTTCTGGAGCAGTAAACATAGTTGATAAAATAATAGTAGAAACAGCAGGTAATGCCACTGACTTTGGGGATACCTCTGCTGCTAAATATGTGGGTGCTGGTTTTGGATCTGATACGAGATCTATTATTGCTGGAGGATATGCTTCTTCAGGAGTAAATGTAATAGAATATTTTACTTTTGCTAGTGCAGGTAATGCTACCGATTTCGGAGATTTATCTGCTACAGCGTATGGTTGCGCTGGAATTTCAAATAATACAAGAGGTATGATTGCGTTAGGATATACTTCTGGATACGTTAATACTGTAGAGTATATCACGATAGCATCAACAGGTAACGCTACAGATTTTGGAGACTTAACTAATGCAGTAGCATATTCTGGCAGTGGAGGAAGCTCAACTAGAGGTATTATTGGGGGTGGGAATGGATCTTCTGGTAAAACAGATGTTATAGATTATTTCACCATAGCCAGTACAGGTAACGCCACAGATTTTGGTGATTTAACTCTTGCTAGATATACAGGAGGAGCAAGTAATAATACAAGATGTATATTTTTTGCTGGGAACCCTGCTGCTTCTGGTTATTCAAATGTTATTGATTACATTACTATAGCTTCCACTGGCAACGCAACAGATTTTGGAGATGCTGGAAGAATAGCTGATTATATTGATGGTTTAGCAAACTCTACAAAAGGAATATTTGCAGGTGGTAGAAATGATTCAGGTGATTTTAATGATATACAACAAGTTACCATAGCAAGTACAGGTGACGCTACTGACTTTGGTGATTTGACTGGCACTAGACAAGGTGTTGCTTCTGCTTGTTCTGGTACTGAAGCAGTGCAGCCGTGAGAGGACTATCGTAATGACTGAGCGATATATAGGCTCCATAATAACGCCAAGCCCAACTGAACCATCAGCAGGTTTTGAGAATAGTTCGGCATCTGGTGTATGGCATTTGCATGATGCATTAATATTTGGTCAGGCAGGTGATTGGCCTACTGCTGGAAATGCGACTAGTATTGGTTTAATTAAAGGAGGTTATGCAGCTTCAGCGCCTACAAATACAGTTCAAACAATAGTTCCAGAAACAACAGGTAATGCTAGTGACTTTGGTGATTTATCAGCAAGTAATTATGCTTTAGGCGCACTATCTTCAGATACAAGATCAATAGCTATTGCTGGATATTATAATAATTCAGCTCGTACTGACATAATAGAATATTTTACTTTTGCCAGTGCTGGTAACGCTACAGATTTTGGTGATACATCTGCTGGAGCGTACTACACAAGGGGGATTTCAAATAATGTAAGGGGTGTATTTGCATTAGGATATCCAGGAAGTAATGTTAATACTCTTGAATATATAACGATAGCATCAACAGGTGATTCTACAGACTTTGGCGATGCAACAGAAGTTAAACCTGGTGCTGCTTCTGTTGGAAGTTCTACTAGAGGTGTATTTGCTGGAAATACTAGTTATAGTAATGTAATAGAGTATATAGCTATAGCCAGTACAGCAAACGCTACTGACTTTGGTGATCTTACTACTTCTAGAGGTTATATGAATGGGGGAGCAAGTAGTAGTACTAGAGGCGTATTTGGACCGGGATTAGGTGGAGGTGGAAGTACTTATTTTGATACACTAGATTACATTACTATTGCCTCAACTGGCAATGCAACAGATTTCGGAGATGCATTAGCTGGTACATATGGCACAAGTGGTATGTCAAATAGTACAAGAGGAATATTTTCTGGAGGTCAAGACGTAAGTGGTAGGCTTAATGTAATACAGTATATTACTATAGCTAGTACAGGTGATGCTGCAGATTTTGGTGACTTGCTTTCAATTAATTCTTATAACGCATCTACCTGTTCTGGTAATCCAGCAGTGCAAGTAACATATGCTACCTCTACTATTGCATCAGCAGGTAATATCGGATTGTTTTTTGGGCATAATTTACAAGGAGCCAATACTAATGTTATCGAACAAATAGATATTAATACTACTGGTGATACTGCTATGTTTGGTGAATTAACTAGCGGTATAAGAAAATCAGTGATTGGTGGAATAGGTTCTTCTACAAGAGGCGTTATAATGGGAGGTACAGTTGCATCTGATAATAACTCTAATGTTATAGACTATGTAACTTTTAATAGTACAGGTAACTCAGTAGACTTTGGTGATGCTACTGTAGGAAGACGTAGCCTTTCAAATCTTTCAAATGAAACAAGGGGTATAGCAGCAGGAGGTAAAAATAGTTCAAATGCTCTGCAAAATGTGATTGATTATATTACGATAGCCAGTACAGGTGACGCTACAGATTTTGGAGATTTATTAGCAGCTATATGGGATACTGGAGCAACAGCTAGTACAAC